TGTATATGACATGATTCGAGAGTCTGGAGACAATACAAGTCTTCTGGAGCTTGGTTATCAAGTGTTTGATGCTTTGTTCTGGACTAAAATCCAAGACAATCTTGAGCTTGAGTTGCTAAGGTTCAGCAACCCGGTGGACTATGACTGGTTTTGTGAGTCCGATCTCAGCGACGAGTACTCCAAATACTTCGGGGGAGTGTTCCCTGCATTGTGGCTCTGGAAGGTTAAGGATTAGTTAATGTCCACCTACGAGCAGGAAGAGTTGTGGAGGTCTGCCAAGGCGCTTGTCAACGACAAGGCCGTGCAGGCAGTTCTTCAGCGTCTGCAAGACAGGAATGTTGCCGACTGGATGGGCTCTAGCCCAGAAGCCTCGGCCAAGAGGGATGATGCGTACCACATGGTACGCGCCATAGCTGCATTTAGAGACGAGCTAACCGCCTTGGCTGCGGAGCCGTCAGTCATGCAGTTTAACAGACGCTTGAACAGGGCGTAACAATGGAGTATATATATGTCACAAGCCGAACAATCGCGGCCTAGCGAACTCGGTTTAGCGGATGCTGCTACTGCAATTCTTGGTTTGATGGACGGCCCAGAGCCGCAACCAAAGTCTGAGAAGCGGGTAGAAGCCAATGCCGAAGTCGAGGAGACAGAGGCGGCGGCGGACGAAGATATTGAGGCTTTATCTGAAGACGATCAGGCATCTGAGGAGTATTCCGAGGATTCGTCAGAGGATGAGGAGTCAGAGTCTGTCGAGGCGGCTGAAGATAATGAGGACGAAGCTCCGGCGCTTGACTCTCTTGTCACCGTTAAAATTAACGGCAAGACGCAGAAAGTCACTCTAAAGGAAGCAATCGACGGTTATCAGAGGCGGGCCGATTACCAAGGCAAAACGCAAGCCCTTGCAGAGCAGCGGAAGGCGTTAGAAGCAGAAAGGCGGCAGTCGGAGGAATATCGGAACTATTACGCGCAGCAGCTTCAGGTCATGGACCAGCAATTGCAGCAAGTCTTGCCGCAAGAGCCCAACTGGGAGCAGCTACACCGTGATGATCCGATCAACTTTCCGATTATCGAGAAGCAATGGCGTGACTTAAAGGAACGCGCTGCATACACGCAAGCCGAACAGGCACGTTTATCAGCAATTGCATCTCAACAGGAGCAGGCACAGCTTCAACATCTTGTTTCCGAGGGACAAAAGTTCATCGTAGAGAAGATGCCAGAGTGGAAAGACGAAGCAAAGTGGAAGGCGGCGCGCAATCAACTTCGTGAGTACGGCCAAAAGGTTGGCTATACAGCAGAAGAATTGGCGCAGGCATATGATCCACGGGCTATCGTTCTTTTGGAGAAGGCTAGACGCTATGACGCCTTGCAGGCGAACAAGCCAAAGCCGCAACCCGCTGGCACAGGCCCAAAGCCTATGCGGGCAGGCAACATCTCCTCTAGCCCGCGCCAGTCTACTGAGCTTGCCAAGGTAAAACAGCGTCTCAAGTCATCCGGTAGCGTCAGTGACGCTGCTGCCCTTTTTGGAATGCTCGACACTAGGAGATAATCATGGCTTCTGTAACCAAAGTTACCACCTACGACAACGCCAACGCCAACCGCGAAGACCTGTCGAATATCATCTACGACATCTCGCCGGTTGATACGCCCTTCATGTCCAACATTGGTCGTGACACGGCATCGAACACCTACTTCGAGTGGCAGGTTGACGAACTGGCGGCTGCCGCCGCGAATGCTGCGATCGAAGGCGCTGACGCTGGCAATGCCGACTTCACCGCGACTGTCCGTGTTGCCAACTACACCCAGATCAGCCGTAAGGTCATCTCGGTCTCTGGCACTGCCGACACCGTAAACACTGCCGGTATGCGTACCGTCATGGCTTACGAGACCGCCAAGAAGGCAAAAGAGCTGAAGCGCGACATGGAGTTCATCCTTCTGTCGAATCAGGCTGGTGTTGCCGGTTCTGGCACCTCGACGGCTCGTAACACGGCTGGTCTGCCCACTTGGCTCATCAGCAACTCCGTTGCGAACTCCGCCGTGAAGCCCGAGATGTCCGGGTCTGACGGCAACGGTTATCCCGACACGGCTTGGACCAGCCTTTCTACCTCGACGGACGTTGCGTTCACGGAGACGATGCTGAAGACTGCCATTCAGAACGTCTGGGCTGAAGGCGGCGATCCGAAGATCCTGATGGTTGGCCCGTACAACAAGACGGTCGCTTCGACGTTTGCCGGTCTTGCTGAGCAGCGCGTCACCTACAACAACGCCAAGCCGCTGAAGATCATTGCGACGGCTGACGTGTATCTCTCGGACTTCGGCGAAGTCGCCATTGTTCCGAACCGCTTCCAGCCCGAGAACTTCGCGTTCGTGCTGGACCCGGAATACGCTTCGGTCTCGTACCTGCGTCCGTTCCGCACGTTCGACATCGCCAAGACCGGCGACTCGGACAAGAAGGAAATGGTCGTGGAGTACGGCCTCCGCATTAAGTCTGAAAAGGCTCATGCGGCTATCGCAAACCTTACGGTTTCGGCCTAATCTAAATAAATGGGCGGCGAAAGCCGCCCATTTATCTTAAGGAATGGGGATTATGAAAGAAGAATACGCTCCCGGTACGTTCAGTCTCGGAACTGATACATTCTCAGGAACAACGACAAAGATGCACATCACCCACGATGGCATCATGCACTTTGAGGACTCGGTAAGCATTGATGCGATTGCTGAGCAGGCCCGGCAGGAGCGGAATGAAGTATCTCGCACCTCAAAGTCTGGAGACATGGTTAAGGTCGCAAGCCTGCCGATGATGGTGTATCTTGATCTTGTTAAGCGTGGTATTGTTCGCGACAGAACAGAGATGAAGAAGTGGCTGGCCTCAGATGAGGCTCTTCCGTACAAAACACATTGGATGAAGAGCTGATGGCTACAATCACGAATTTTGCTACGCTACAGTCCACGATTGCAGATTATCTCAATCGGGCAGATTTAACGTCGCAAATTCAAACATTTATCCAGTTTGTCGAGGCCGACATCAACACCCGGCTGCGTTGCCGTGAGATGATAATCAGGGCCGAAGCAACGTCGTCTGCCGAGTTTGTCCAGCTTCCTGCTGATTGGCTTGAGGCTGTTAATCTTCAGATCGTTGGTGGAAAAAGTCCGCTTCGTTATATCACCCTTGATAAAGGCGACCAGATTAACGAGGCGAAGTCCTACACGGCCCCCAGCTTTTATTCTCTAATGAATGGCGCAATTGAGATCATACCTCCGCCAGCGGACGATATAGATATTGAGATGATCTATTACGGAAAAGTTCCTGCGCTGTCTGACTCGAACACATCTAACTGGTTGCTGGTTAAGGCTCCTGATATATACTTGTACGGCGCTCTTGTTCACGCTGCCCCGTATCTTATGGACGACGCCCGCACTCAGGTCTTCGGCCAAGTGTATCTTTCTCGCTTTGAGTCTTTGAATGAAGAGGCTCAAAAATCACTGCACAGCGGCTCTCCGCTTGTTGCTCGCACCCGGAGGGTTTACTGATGGCTGGCCTTACAAACTTTGGCGAAGACCTCGTCCTCGACTTCTTGTTTACCACTAATACGGCTACTCGCCCGACTTCTTGGTATGTTTCTCTGTATACCGTTGCCCCCGGCGAAGGTACGGCTGGGACTGAGGTTTCTGGCGGCTCTTATGCTCGCACATCTGCGACGTTTACGGTTTCTGGAACCGCGCCAACGCAGGCTGCAAACAGCGCTGCGGTTGAGTTTCCGACCGCCAGCGCATCTTGGGGCACGGTAGTCGCTGCTGGCATTATGGATGCTGCATCTGGTGGCAATCTTATCGCCTATGCTGATCTAACTACATCAAAAGCCATTGCTTCTGGCGACATCCTGCGGTTTAGCACAGGCACGCTTATCATCACCTTGGATTAAGGTTTTGCGCACAGCAGTTGTAAGCGCAGAAACTAATGAAGTTCTGAACGTCGTGGTGGCTGATGCCTCCCGCGACGTTGCCCCTGACGGCTGTTTTCTTGTCGATGTCGATCATTTTGTTTGCGCTGCCGGATGGGTATATGACCCAGTTGTAAACGATTTCTTCGACCCAAATCCGCCAGAGCCCTCTTCCGCAGAGGAGCCGGTAGATGGCAACTAAAACAGTCCTTCTCACGTCAGGCACGACGTGGACGACCCCTTCTGACCTAGACCAGACCGTTGACGCGACTGTCACAGTCATCGGCGGGGGTGGCTCTGGGCGCAAGGGTGTCACTGGCGCAAGTGCTGGCGCTGGCGGGGGTGGTGGCGGTGGGCTTTCACAAAGCTCATTAAACCTCAAGCCGAGTGTCACGGTTTATATTTCTGTCGGCTCGGGTGGCGTTACATCTACGTCGGCTGGCGGGCAAAACGGCGTAGCTGGTGGCGACACTTGGCTCAATTGGAACACGTCAACACGGGTTTCGGCAAATACTGCTCCGACCACAACCACAACAGGCGTCCTCGCTAAAGGTGGCGCAGGCGGAGGTGTACTCACGTCTGTCGGCGCCGCAGGCGGGGCGTCCGCGTCGGGAATCGGGGCCACAAAGTATTCCGGCGGCAACGGCGGCTTCATCAGTGTTGCAACCCGTGCGGGCGGTTCTGGTGGCGGGTCCGCTGCGCGCCTGACTGGCGACGGCTTTGCTGGCGGTACGCGAGGCAGCGCTTCTGGGTCCGGTGGCGCAGGTGGCGGTGGCGTAACCTCTGTTGGGTCAGCGTCCGGGGC